TCCTGGGGTAGCAGGATGCCGCTGTCTTCTGTGTCTACATCCTCAACCGTCTTGACGACGAGGTAATTATTAACTGGTGTAAGTCTCATTTGTTCTCCTTTATCCACACTTGGCAAAGCCGCAGTTCCTACAGGTAACACAGCCCTCAACATAAATAAGGCCTTCAGTTTTACATTCAGTACAAGTCTTCTCGGTGGCTGTTTGGCCGTCGGGAATATAGTTCTTTAGGATTCGCGAAATGCACTTGGCAAAGCTAAACATATCGCTATCACGATCCTTTTGTAGTTGCTCAACTACGTATTGAATGTTGGATCCATGGCGGAGCCCGAGTGAAATCATGCGGGTGAAGGCTGAATGATTAGGATTATCAAAAACTTTAACGAGATCCTTTACAATAACATGATCACCGTTCTTACCGACCTTTAGATCGTAAATAGAATTCATTGTCTTCCTTGGGTTCTTCACTAGGATGCCTTCGGCCTTATCACGAGGAATTTCAATCAGGTTAGAGAGCCCTCCCATAACTTCGTAAGGTTTGTCGTCCATAAGGCCCACTACAATGATCCACTTCTCACCTTGTATTGTGGTGTGATGAATACTACAGGGAAGTTCAATAGGACGTTTTGGCGCGCGATGTTGGGGGAAATTCGGGCCCTTGTTGGTAACCAGTACGCCCGAACGCGAGCCGTCTACGTAAACAGTGAGCCCCTTAAGCCCTTGGCGCCACCCTTCGGTATAAAGCTGCCCAACTAGGGCTGGACTAGTTCCCTTTGGGAGGTTGATTGTAGAGCTGATGCTATGATCTATATTCTGTTGGATAACAGATTGAACTGCGATGCGCTGTTGCCAATCAATATTGTTAGATTCCACAAAAAATGCGGGAAGAGGCCCGGGGTCCTTGAAAGGATGCCAATCTAACCATGCTTGAGCGTTATGGTGGTGAACAGTATATTCTAACCAGCGATCACCTACATCGTCAACATGGTCGGCCTCAAGATGTTGCTCGTCGTGCGACAGTTTGCGACGTCGAATATAAGAATTTCTAAAAACGGGCTCCAATCCAGAAGAAGTTTGAGACATAATAGAAACAGAGCCAGTGGGTGCATTTGTAAGAATGGAAATATTACGGCGGCCGTGCTTAGCCATCATTACTCTTAAATGTTCCGGCAAGCGCTGGATAAACTCGTTGCTCTCTTCAACACTCCAGTCAAAAGCCGGGAAATGTCCCCTCTCTTGTGCTAGATGGATACTTTCCTCGTAGGCGGAGTCTCTTAGTGTGCGATAAATCTTCTCAATAACTACCAGCGCTTCGTCACTATCATATGCAAGATTGAGACATGCCAACGTATCGGCTAATCCATGAGTTCCTAATCCCGTCCTGCGCCCATTGGAAGCTGCGATCTGCAGCTTGCTCCACAGGGCATCCTCGTCATCGCTATCCGCAACGCGACGGATGTTCTCAAGCTTCTCTAATTCCAACTCCACCAGGTCGTCAGAGAGGCGCATCCCCACGGCGGCTACTTGACGTAATTTCTCAAAGTCAAAGTCTGCATTTTTTTCAAAAGAATTTTTTACGAGACTTTTTAAATTCAAAGACAAAAGCCTACAGGAATCGTAGGCAGAAAGCGGTATTTCCCCGCATGGATTGGTGGTCTTCGTTTTAAAGTCTTCATATTCATGAGCTGGGAGATTCTTGGTAATGTTATCCCACATAAGAAGCCCGGGCTCCGCAGTTTTGGTGGCCGACTCAATGATCGCAGTCCACAAAGTGACGGCATCTACTTCAACTGTATATTCAGGCGTCGTTGCATCTACGGGAAACTGCAGAGTAAACGATTCGTTATTTTCAACAGCTTCCATAAAACTGTCGCTTATTTTAACTGAGATATTAGCGCCCGTTACCTTCGTAAGGTCGTGCTTCATCTTTATAAAACTTTCAATGTCCGGATGTCGTATGTCCATAGAAATCATAAGGGCGCCGCGGCGTCCATTCTGTCCGATCATACGACAAACGTATGAATAGAAATCAGCAAAACTCCAAGCCCCAGTAGTAGTCCGAGCAGAGTTGTTAACGGGAGCGCCCTCGGGACGCAAATTAGAAATATCAAGCCCGACACCACAACGACGTTTAAACAAGTTAGCAAGATCTTTGCCAGTGTCCATAATGGACGAAACACTATCCTCTGGATTGTCAATGACAACACAGTTAGATAAAGATACATTAACATAATCATTTCCTATTCCCATCATCGGAGAACCCTGAGGTACTATGTACTTGAAATCTTTGAGAAAAGAATAAATCTCCTCCTCTGTCAGGTGATTTGACTTGCGCGTAATAAACTTATCTTCCATGCGCGCGAACTCTTTAGCGAGTCGATGATGCATTTCATCCGGAGTCTTTTCCATGAAGTTACCCTTCTTATCACGCAAACAATACTTCGTGATAAAAACATTTGTAGCCAATTCGTCTCCATCAAAATACTCAAGAGTTGCCTCTTTCACTTCGGTTTTCTTAAACATTATTTTAGCCTCCGTTATTCTTTTTAAACTTCTTATACTTCTCAACCAAATTCTCTTTTTGTTTTTTAGCGCTAACTTCCACGAAGGCATCTTCTTCGGAGGCCTCCAATACCTTGATGCAAACATTCGCCGTATCCATAAAAAGAGGATAGACCAAGCCATCAGGGCCGTTACGATTCTTCGCTATAAACACTCTGCCACCATTTGTTGTTTTATCTTCAATTGTGCGAGAGATAGTAAAAATAAAATCTGCAACGAAGCACTTGTTAAATGCTTCGGAGATTGACTCCATCGTTATCACTTCTGCATTTAATCCCGAGCGATTAGTCTGTGACGCGGTCCACACTGGGACCTCATACTCTGTCGCGATAGCTCGTAATTCTTCATAGATAGACTCTAGCTCATTTCTCTTCTCTTTGAGATATCTTAGTGGGCGTAACAAATCACCATAATCAATGATAACCATATCTGGATCAACGTCGCGCATCTTCAGTTTTTCTAAGTGATTACGAATAGATTGAGTAGTCGCAGTCTTGGTGGGGTATTCTTTAATAATTAATTTCCCCGCAACGTCACTCACTTCTTCATAGATTTTTTCTTTAAAGGTCGTTAGGTCCTTCAAAGCAATCTTAGTAAGGCAAGAATCATAGCGGGTTGCAACTACTGTATCCTGGAGTTCTAAAGTATAGTGGATAACAGTCTTACCCTCTTTCAAGGCCTGCGTTCCCAAATGAACGAGGGCCATTGACTTACCGGCACCAGTTGGGGCGATAACAACGCCCAATTCCTTTTGCCCCAACCCTCCCTTGCATACGTCATCAATCAACGGCCACCCAGTTGGGGTGGGATTACGAAAGCGTGGCTTAAATCGTTCTTCAAAATCTTTCTTGTAATCATATCCTTCATCGCCATTTATCCCCAATTTAAGGGAATCATTAATAACCTGAGATATTTCATCAAATGATGAGTTTTGCAGAAGGCCAATAGATTTCACCATAGCAGATTTAAGGTTTTGTTTTTTACAAAAATCTAACGAAGTGTCTTTAATATATTCTACATCACTTACGGCAGTTATCTGGCTTCGGACATAATATTCCCGGGTTTGTTTTGCGGTCAGTTCATTCTCATTGTCAAGTTCCGAACGCAGAATAGTTTTCATTATATCGCGAGACGGATGGACACCGTACTTCTTGCGATAATCAAATATTTTGTTTAAAAATAATTTTAAGTAATTAAGTTCTAAAAAATTAACGTCCAGGACTTCTTCAATTTGATCTGCAAAAGAACGATCGTCCAGAATGACCATACAGAGCTTCTCCTGAAATGACTTCCCATATTTTGAGAAATTCATCGGCTCACCGTTTATTTTCATTGCTGTCCCCATTACCCGATATTACTACTTCTGGAGTGCTTTGTCAAGACAAATACGGTTCATGGTTGCGTGAAGATCATCCCAATTGAAGACACCGAAGCCGTCCTGGTTCATCATACGGATAATCTCCGTCTTATTGTAATCGTATTCAAAGTTATTGAGGGCATAGTGTACCTTATCGCGGCACTGCAAAGATAGCGCGGGATTATATAATTGCATGAGTTTGTAGTTCTCTATAATTACATCTCTGTACTCCAAAACGTTCGTGAAAAACTTAGCTTTTGAATCACTCTTGAGACAAAAATCAAAAATCTCCTGCAATGTCGCATCCTTATCTTCTCTAAGAAATTTTAAGTTTTTTGAAATACTTTTCAGGCCGGCCCGGGGGACACCCTTAAGATTGTCTGAGGGGTCCCCAGCTATAGCGCGAGCCATTGCAAAGTTTCGTGGATGAATATCAAAATCCTCCACAATATTAACCTGAGTATGCACCTTCTTTTGGATGGGACGAAAGAGGACTGTCTCCCCATCACACAGCTGAAGGAAGTCCTTATCGCTAGACACAATCACCTTCTCCCAGCCGTCAAACTGCTCCATACCTGTGGCGTATGCAATCACATCGTCGGCCTCCACTTCGTCGAAGCGAAGCTGGATGACAGGGAGTTCATTTAGATATTCAATCAATCGAAGCTGCTGCCACACCATATTGGAGCGCTGTTGCTCGTCGGTCATGTCAGTCTGTCGATTGACGCGGATTGGCTTTCTTCCCGCCTTGTAGTTCTTATTCTGTTCGCGGCGCTTGCGGCTGCCGCCAGGACCATCCCAGATAATCATTACAGTATCTGGCTTAATGTCTCGGCAGAGCTTCTGCAAGATGCCTAGGAAGCCCTTGAGACCCCCGATGGGCTGTCCGTGAGTAGACAGGCTCGGGTTGACGATAAACGCCCTGAAATAGGCGTTGAGAGCGTCAACGATCATTACTCTTTTCATGTGTATCCCCTAACGTATGAAACTCCTATGAGTATACCTCACGGGAGCTTCAGTGTCAAGGGTTGTTTTCTATTCTTTATCTACGTCGTAGAAATCAGCAGCTGCGGGGCCTGTTGGTACTTTTTAAGAAGCATCTGAACCTGCCCCTGGAGAAACTGGCGCACTCGATCGTTCCGCGGGGCAAGAGCGACGTGCAGGGCAAGGTCACTGGGGAGATCATTGCCTTGGGGGAGATTGTTGAGAATTTGGGCATCCTTAGTTTTGTCGAACGCGATGGCTATTCTGCTGGACAACGGGGTGTTGGGGTAAGCTGCGTCGACAATGCTTAGAAAAGCTTTCAAACGAGCGTTGTCCTTGCGACTAATTGTTTGAATAGTTTGCTCGAAGCTTCCATCGGAAACGCCTGCTGAAGGGGCGGCGCCTGAGCGCGAAGGGTGGCCATAAATGCGGCGCGGGCGTTCTGCCTCTTTCACAAACTTTTCCCAGTTTTCCATTATAAGTTTCATATCAGACATCGCGCAGGTCTCCTAAGACGTATAATAAATAGTCTTATTCTTTATCTACGTCGTAGAAATCCTGGGCACTGCCTTCGCGTGTATCAAACTTACGAATGATCTGTTCATCCATGATCTCAAGCACTCGGGTTTTGAACTTCTTGTCTTTAAGTTTTTCAATCCAATGGGCGCTCTGGAACTTCTCTTCCTTACCGTCCTTGTGGACCAGCGAGAACCAAGCGCCGGCTTGCTTGAGATTGTCGGAGCCTTTGATTGCTTCCAACCAACTCTCCTGATCCTGGATGCCAACCTCTTCGGTGCCCCATAGAATCTTGAACGCGCAATTGCGTCCCTGCGTGCCGAAGCGAGACTTCTCAAGCTTGACCTTCACCTCGGAGCCGATGCGGAAACCACTTTCATCCTCGATGAAAGCAGACTTGGCCTTGCGCCCCGTCAGCCAGATGCGCAGAGAATATACATAATGCATGGCCTTTCCGCCCGGAGTAATGAACGGTGTCGTCATTGCGACGATGCGTGCGTTCGGTCCCTGTGGAATATTCGTCTTCAACTGGTTGAGAACCAGGAAGGCAGACTTCGTATTCGCAATCGGGATTGTCAGCTTGGACATTCCCTTCGAGAGAATGCGGGCCTTCATGGCCATGGTGGATTGAGGATTGAAATCCCCCTCCACATCAGAAACGGTAGGAGTCAGAGCCAGCGAGTCCCAGATAAACAGAGTCCTCTCGGCTCCAGAGTTTAGAATACTCTCAACAGTCTCTAGAACGTGCTCCACCGACTGAGCCTGAACGTAAATGAGTTCGTCAAGATTACATCCAGTTCGTTCTAGGAATCCTGGGTCAATCGCTGACTCTGAATCCATATATATTACCGTCATGCCCATCTTCTGGGCGTTTGCTGCTACTTGCGCAGCCATAAAAGATTTGCCGGTTGATTCCAAGCCGGCAATCTCTGTGAACTTGCCAATTGGGACACCCCCCAATTTCCCCCGACACACAATAGAATCCAACCAGCGCGAGCCGGTTGGAATCCATTCTTTCACCTCTGTCGGGTTAGCCTTCTTGAGGTTATGTGCAACGTCAAGGCCAGACGTTTTATTGATAAGTGTTCTCAGCCCATCAATTGAAATCTTGCCTGCCTTGGATTTGCTCTTAGCCATTCTTTAGCCTAGGGTCAATAATCCGTTGTCAGTTTGAACAACGACATCAAAGCCAGCCACAAAATTGGCTGCATTGCTCCCGAGAGCATACAGCTCGTGTGCGCGTACTTTAACGTTGGCCGCAATCTCACAGGTACCACGCTTATGGTCATGACGCTCAGTTGAAATGGTGAGAAGATCCCATTGATAGGCTTCCTGTTGAAGCGTTTCCGTCAGATATCCTTCAAACCATCCTTCGCGGTCGTAATCTTCCAGAAGATCGTTGTCTCGCATTTCTGCTAGAATATCGTCTTCATAACGTGAATAAACCGTTATATTTGGAGTCGCCAACAGGCGCGCAAGCATGGCGGCGGTGTCAGTTTCTCCCAGAGCACTCTCCACATAATCATCCGAAATGTGCCAGACGCCGGCGTGGTCTTCATAATTGAGATAAACAAAATCATCTCCATTTACATTTAACCCCTTAAGGGTTTCTATAATATTTCCCATCTTATTCTTCTTTCGTTAATTATTCTATTGGGTATTCTTGTTCTCTTGTACTTCAAGACGTAGTTCTTGGGCCAAAGCCTTCACTTCTTGCATGGCCTTACGGACACGCGTTCCTGCAGCATTATTGCCGCGCTCAAAGAACTTGTCATGATCATCGCGAGTATCTTGGAGAAGCCTAATTAGCTCCTCAAGTAGGTTCGTTTCAGTAGTCATATAATTCTTCCTTTCTATATGAGACACCTGATAACCCTGTGCCTCCCTGTGGGTATTTTATACTATAACACTTTTTTACTTTAATGTCAACCTAAATCTGTTGGCAGTAGTAGCTAGCTCTGCGACAAGAGCGTCCCGTCGGGCTATCCGAGCCGGAATCTCATGCGGCAGTTCAACGCGGCGATGATAATAATTGGAAACTTGAGGTGAGGGAAGCCCCTGGTTCTGCGCAGCGAGTTCGTCTTGCGCATACTGAGCTTTAGAGTCCATCTTAAGTTTCTCATCGATCTTTATTACCTCGCGATAAAACTGCTTAAGCGACTGAATAGTCTGACCACTATCATGAGCGTATTGAACCGCCCACAGAAGGGCCCACACCTCATTCTTGTCCGTCTTCTCGTTCTGCGCAGCAACTGCGCGCATGGTAGTATCAATTAAATCAGAAGCCCTAGACATTTCGGCAGTGTCGTAGCAACTATGAGCCATGTCAAAAGCATCATTCCCAATTCTATAAAAAATATCTAAATCCTTGGACCTAAAACTAAAGGGAGTCTGTACGTCCTCGGCATTCGGTCCCACCTTCTGAACGACCCCCATGGTCATCTTGGTAATTAATTCATTATCTTTCATGCGAGAAATATCCCCTTTAGTGTGTAGTTTGGTCGCGGCGCCAGACTTTTGATATTTCTGTGCACGGGTCTCCACCCAAACACTAAGAGGGGTGGGCTCAGCATGGCGTCTCTCTTGGGCCTTAAGGGGGCAGCCCCCATTATAACTTAGAAAAAACTTACGTAGATCATTAGAGGTGATTTCCTCTACAACTGCGACTGAAATTAGGGCGCCCGTGTTAAGCAGGTCACGCACACGCTGCGGTAGTTCATCAAAAGTGTGATTTGCGATTGTGTGCGTTTTGCCATCTGCGTCGCTCATGGTGCCCTTATAGTGTATATCGTTGCTCGCGAATTCATTCAAACAGAAGGTACGATTCTGGCCGTCCAATGACAAATATTTATATCCGGCGCTCGAGATGTCCTGAAAATATTCATGCGAACGATTATCAGAGGGGTCCATCGCCTGACTGTACTCCAAACATGCGGCGACATCTGCCACCACAATATTCTGGTGTCGGACCCAGTTTTGAGAAAGACTGTGTAGATACTCTCTCTTATCTGCAAGATCCCAAACCTTGCGGCGCTGGAATCTCTTGTCTACTTTTACAGTAGCGTCATTAAACTTTCTTACGAAAGATCGTAAAGACATTGGTGGTTTACTCATTTTATTTTCCTCTCTATATTATGAAACGATTACGATGCCAGCTTTCTTAAGCGCCAACAGTGAAATCATAAGTAAAGGTGAGACCCCTGATAACCCTAGGCCTCCCTGTGGGGGGGAGATTAGAGAGAGCCCAGCTCTGCGAAAGCCTCGTCGACTGCATTGGTTTCAGTATCAGTCTTACCATACTTCTGCGTTTCGGTGCTAACAGACTCCGGGTCGTCTACCTGAGAATTTACAAAATTCTTGAGAATAGTTTGAACATCGTCTGTCGTCTTGCGATCAAACAGCCCGCTGAATTCGGGAATGCTATCCAGAAGCTCTGCACACTTTTCGGGTGTCATCTCTTCACATAAAGGGGAAGATCGTCGGCGAGGCACAAGCTTCGTCTGCGGGAAGGAAGCTCCCGGGGGCTTTCCATAAGTCATCTGAAGATCAGTGCCTGTCTCGGTGTCGGTGATATCACCATATTCCGGGTTAAGCACGAGCGTCAGAAGGTTCTCATAGGCAGTCTTGCCATAGCCCCATACACGCACACCCTTCTCTTCCTCACCGCGAACCATCACGGGGCTGAAGAAGCGCTGTCGTACAAAGAGAGACTTCGCAGTCTTCTTACTATGCTCGTCGTTGTTGTCAACGCCTTCGCGCCAGAGGAACGAAGCATACTCGCACACAGGACACTCGTCACTGAAGTTACGCTTGGGACATAGGAAACCGCCCTTCTCAACATTGTAGTGAAACCACATTTCCTTGAAAGGGTCTCCGTCCGCTGTTGGAACGATTCTAATAGTCTGGTCCCCATCCTCGGGGCGCCAGAAAGTGTCATTTGAGGAGTTTCCGTCTCCACGTAGTGACGAGAGCTTTTCTCTCATCTTATCTAAATTAATACCCATTTTTTTATCTCCTTATAGTTGGGTTAAAGTACGATCAGCTAATATCCTGATCGTCTAAAAGTTCTGCATATGATTGTACCATAGATGAATACTTAATGCAATAACAATATTTTTGTTCGTAGGTGGTTTTAAAAACTCCGTAAGAAATGTTCATGCCGTCATTGACCTTGGACTTAACATAGTTCGTTATTGTCTTGAATAACGAACCGTTGCTCTCCAACTCTTCCTCATTGATACCATAATAGTATACCACATCTCTCACTCCTGTCAAGTCATAAAACCATTTTTCTTGTTCTTTTTCCACGTCCACAATTCCGATTGTAGCAATGCGACTGAGGTTGGAGGGAGCGATAAAGCTGCCCAAAACAGGCTCCGTATTTTTAAACACGTTAATCATGTGCACGGTGTTAACAATTGCCTGATTGAGCACGTCGTAATAGCCCAGGATGGGCACGTCGCCAATCCCCTTCTCCACCATTTGATTGTCAAGCAACCAGATAGAGTCCACGAGGCCTGAGCGGGCATACTCTTGCAAAACATTTCTTACAATTTTTTCTTGCTTTTTTTGCACTTCGCTAGCCAAGGTCAAGTCGGGTTGGATGTAAAGGATGGTGATATCATTATTTTTAAGTTGCTCCAGAAGTCGCAAAATTCCCCCAGAAATCTGGCCGGCACCACAAACGACCACATAAAGATCTTCATCACTAAATTTAAGTTTACGTTTAAGATTGGGAAAATGAGTATCATAATCTTCGTGAGTTTTTCTTTTTTTTATAGTGATGTCGGCTTGTTTTTCCACATCAATCCCATATGTATCATACTGAGGGAATTTACCAAATGCCCGCGCAATGCTGCAGCCGGCTTTTCCAAGACCCACAAGTATCACTCGTCCTCAACCCACTCTAAAATAAACCCCATTTCAAAGCCGCCGCGGGAAACACGCTTTGCGGTGGCTTCCGCTAAAATTGTACGCTCGTGAATACCAAGCCGATTGCACAGAAAGTTCATTACTTCCATTATATCTGCCGCTTCTTGAGCACACGGATTCTCTACAAACTCCATCACTTCTTCTTGGAGTTTCCGCATAGCATAATCTTGGAGGCGCATGCCGCTTTCTTGGCGGACTTGAAAATCTTTTCCCGATTCTTGGATAATCTCTGGGATGCGGTCGCGGACCAGTTTATGGTATAATTTCTTCTCTTTCATAGTCTTAGTTCTTTCATCTCTCCGAGGTTTCTCCCAGCGGAGACGTTAACCTTGAACATATCATAGCGCGTTTTCTTGAATGTGTCAAGTAAATCTAATATTTCGTAGCGATCCTCTTCCGCGAGGTCAATGTATACAGCATCATGAATTAAAAATGCGATGTTGCTCTTTCTCCCCTTCAAAAGCTCATAGACTTTGTAAGCCTGCTCATGCACCATATCAATTGTGGTGCTTTGCACGATGTAATTGAGAGCATGATGCTCGTCTACGTTCTCTATTATTCTACCATAATCTGTCTCAATTTTACAGCCATCCCAGTACTTATTTCGCACTAAATCCTTGTTATAGAGGCGCCCTAACTGCTTGTTTTCCTTACTAGAATACAGCCACGCGAAGGTTTTGACCTTGGCTTCCTCTCGGGTCAGCTTACTATCAAAAACGTTCTTCACATTCCAATCGTGGATGTCATTCTTGGGTTGCTCTACGCCAGCAAGGGCCAAAAGCATACGTAACTCCGCTGCATTAAAATCTAATTCTACAAGCCAATCATTCTGCGGTCCGACACATGCCCGATACTCCTTATTCATAGTTAGAATAGGAAAACTGTTGGGACTTGTGGCGAGACGGCCAGTGACAGTGCCCCATGGATTATAGTCACATATAGGTTTCACTGTCTGTAGAGTACGATGAAAGTTCTTCCCCCGAACTGAACTTAAAAGATGCTTAATGGGATCTATATCAATACTTAAAGGCTGCGCGCGAATCGTGCTAAGCATTTCTATAAGATTATAGGTAAGCTGATAGTTCTTAGGTCGCGGATAAGTGTCCAAAACGTGTTCTGTAATTTTATTTTTCGCATTTAAGTACTCGAACAAAAAATACTCGGGTAGCACATCATAAAAACAATTCTCGTTCAACGAAAGTTGAGCCGTATTGAAAGCCTTGAGACAGGATTTAAGAGTGTTTTTAATTTCCTCCCAGTCCTGCTTCATATCTTCCGGACAAGCGTCTGTGAGGGAGGATCCGTGGCTGTAAATACGCCCCAATTCGTACTGTCTTCCTGGTAAGCGCGCGGAGTATTCCCAAGTGCTGCCTTCCGAAGGCAAAGGGGAAGTAGAGTTAATCAAATTGTCTGCATAATAGCCAACACAATCAGATTTATGATCCAACAGTTGAAAATACAAGAACTCTCCTAAGTAGAACGTGATACGAGCAAGTCTTTCACTGATCCTATTGTAACGGAAGCATTTTCCTCTGTCAAGTACTTTCGGAAGATTCTTTCGTCATATAGATATGGCTTGAATAAGTTATGAACCGTGATTACGCCCTGGAGGGGCCCATATGCATTGGCCATTTCCAAGGCTCGTTGGAGGAGCTTTGCTTTGTTCCCGTATATAACACCCGTTTCGCGAGAGCGACAATCATAATAAAACGAAAGCCAAAAAGCCAATCCTAAAGCCGTCGTCTGATCGGGGTCTGCCTTTTGACGCACTGCAACAGTCCTAAATGATGGAGTGGGGCACCGAACGGTACCCGGGATGCTCTCTACAATGCGAGGGTTAGCTTCGGCAAACTCATTCCATTTGCGCATAAGATGACTCATAAGAAGGGATACATCTAAAGTATATGTGCGGTCATAATAGGTGTCAAAAAAGCCTCCCAGCATCGCCCCTTTATTACCCGGGTCGGTCACGGCGGGGTCATAGGCGACCCCCATTACGCGGGCGTACCACTTTGTCACCATCGGTATGGAATATACATCAGCGAATATGCGCCACGGTCCATTCCGATCCACCCAAAACCCATATTTTCGGGCTGCCTTCACAAAATACCGAAAATTGGGGTCGGTTAAGTACGATTGATATTTCATCAAATCGTCCGCATACGACTCTTTGGCAATTTCAATGGCAAGTCCAGACACCAAAGGAGTCATCGGCGACGATAAAACAACGCCAGTCAAAGTAATGGGCGCCGGGTAGATGCCGCTCCCCATAAAATCAATAAGGGCGGCGGCATAATCTTTAAAAGTTACAATAGTGTTAAATTTTCTCTTATCTATGGCGTGAAGATAACCATTAAAGTTTTGAAATAGTAGATCTATAACACGACGATAACCATTTTCATAATTATACCACCCCGCCTTAGCCTCAATCTGTGAATAAACACTATTATCTCGGTCTATCGCATTAATGTCGCCGGCAATCTTTAAATTTCTTTTGAGAAGCTCATATCCTTCTGCTACAAAATCAAACACAAACACATTCGAACTCGCAATCTGCACATAGAGGTCGTCCGCCTTTTTGGGTACGATAGCATTTTGAAAGCGATCTACTCTGCCATAAAAATTCTTATCGTAAAGTGTATCAATGGGCCGTATTCCCTTGGTTTTTCCTTCCCAATACCCAATTTCCCATTTCTCGCCGGCGGTAAAATAGTCAGCCTCTTTATAGCGAAGTCGCTCATAAAAATTGATAACGAGCGGGTTTGTGTTATTGCCCATCGGAAGTTCCCCATAGGGATATCCCACAGGTAAGGGCTCTTCCTCCAGCATGTGCTCGCGAGCAAACTCCTCTATGAGTTCGTCAGTACCCGGTGAAAAGTCGGTAAATAACTCTGGTTTACTAATTTCATCAACAGACATATTTTAATTAGCCTCCACTCGAATTTTGTGGAAGAGCTGGCATTGCAACATGGAGTGCTTTAACGGTGGTTTCCCACCCTTCGGCAGAAATTTTGTTCGCTACGTCCACCACGAGGTGATAGCCCCCCATCCCCAGTAGTCGGGCGACACTTCCTTCAGTCCTGGGGCTACCGAAAATCATTTGATTAGGCTCTACATAAATGGCCTGGCCCGGGGTGAGTAGTGTATTCCCATATAAAGTAAGATTTACATTATATAATTCACGCAGCTGAGTTACGCCCGATGAGCGCGATTTAGCAGTACGTGATTCACGGAGATGAGGCTGGTCTACTCTCACAAATTTTACGCTTTTAATAATGCCGCGGTCAAGTCCCACCACAAAATTGGGGATTCCCTTTAGTGTGTTCTCCTCATAAGCTCCACTGTAAGCTGCAAAATGACTTTGAAAAGAAATAATTTTTATAGTGGCTGCATCAGGCAAAGGCGACGCGTCGGAGTCGTCGTCACCGCCGTGGGCGGCGCGGGGAGGGACATCGTCAATTGGAGCCAGGAAAGTACGATTGCGTGAGGCAACCGTCTGTGCCTGTTCGGTGGCAGTGCGAGCGACGATGTTATCGTCGTGCAAAAAATGATCAATATCCCCTCGAACGGTATAGGTTTTATCGAAGAGGGGCTTGTTAAAGTTAGCCCCGGCTCGTTGCTTCGCGAGCGTCGGCAGAGTGAGAGGAAACATGTCCGCCGGAACTACGTGAGATCTCGCACCTGAAGCCAGTGGGGTAGGGCCGACTTCGTAACCAAGATCGACGTCCTCGGAAAAAAAAGGAATACGACGGCTCGTTTCCACTGTGATAACGGAACCGATAGGAGTAGAAGGAGGCGTCCCCACGATTGAATTCTGTCGAAAAATAGGTTTCACAAATTCATTAACAATATCGCCGATAAAGTCTTCTAAATAATAATTAACCTTTTGCTCACCCACAATCTTACGCTTTATAAAATCCATAAATAAATCTACACTAATGGGTATATTAGCAATATTGGTGGAAGACAAATACCGTTTCCTGAACTGTTTCGGCTGTCCCGAAAAGCCACACTTGATTTTCTGTAGTTCTATACCAGCCTTACGACCTGGGGATAATGGATTAACGGTGCCCCCACCAGGAAGGTTCGGATTGCGGAGCAATGTATAGATCTTGCGTGGATTAACAAACTCAATGTCTGTTAGAATAAAGCCCATCTCTTTCTTGTGGATATCTTCCAACAATGCTTGCTGTGTGAAAAACACTTCTATAATATCACCCAAGAAAAAGAACGGAATATCTATGCCATACGCCCCCGAGGTTGAATCATCGTTGTAAGATGCTTGAGCTAATTTCCCCCCGAGTTCGAGGAGATCAGTCTGGGTAGGCGCCCAATTGGCTGCATGCGGGCCAAGCGTTTCATCCATATACCCCGTACGTAGCGCCCCCGCCAGCGCCCCGGTCGCGTCGCGGCCGTAGCCGCCGCCAAGCGCCGTGGGGCCTTTGCACGTGATATTACTAGCAGCCTTGTCGTATGCATCCTGAAGGGGCTTGATAACATCATCAAAAAATTGTTGGTTATAGCCCTGAGAGTTGTTAGAAAACAAATGGTCATTAAGATCCTGAACGTTATTGACATTTCCATCCGCATTCCCACCAGCCTTTAAATCCAACATGTCATCGTTCTCTGAATTGATTAGAAGCAGTGTGGGAGGCAGCTTCGTGTAATAGACGTGCTTCGTGATCAGTTCTTGTATAATCTCTCTATATTTTTCCTTCATTAATTTCTCCAAAGAGTCTTTTTCTGATTCCTTTGTTTCTTCTTGCGCCTCAGTGGGGTCTTTTGCCATGTCAAGTTTGTCCAGATTAAGCATGTGCCGTTTAATGTCATCATCATCATCAAGGCGCAATATATCATATTTCTCATCAGTGAGAGAATAGCGCGCTCTATAATTAGCGGTCAGCGTGGCAGATCCGTCTTCCTCAAACTCAAAGGCATGATCAGTTAATTGCAAAAACAAAGATGTGCGTTGCGCTTCAATGTAAATTCGCTCCTCGTCTGTGAAAAGACCTCCTCCAACGAGCCCACTATAGTGATCCTCAGGAGGAGGGGTCCATCCCACCTCTACGCGAATTTCAAAAAACTTTCCCTCATATGTCTTCTCGGGACACGTTGTAAGGGTTTCCTGAGACCCCAGGCCTACTAAACTCGGAGCAAAAACCACCAAATCTAGAAAAGAAGCGCGCTTCTCAGCACCGGCGACCAAGTTCGGATTACGAAATTTATCCTTGAAAAGATCAGACACATTATTAAAATATATTTCTAAGGTTGCCTCAATATTATTATCTACCTCGCCCGGGTTGACCCCTTTCAACGCCCACTCAAAAGATTCAATACCTGTTCCCGATAACTTTCCTCGACGATTTTCTAAAATAGTGAGAACGTCATCGCTACGGGTGACCCCATCAAATTCAATCTCTATCTGCCTCTTAACTTTCCCCGCTTTTAAGGGGGTCTTTACTCCATCTCCACTCGTGTCATATTCTATTTTAAAAATACGAAGATGAGGTACTAGAAGAGCTTGTTGTGCAGAAGAAAGCTGAAATGTCATAAAATGATTTACTGCATGTGCCTTTCCCGCTATTTGAGAGACCAGCAAATCAGGTTCTTGGGGGGTTACCGATTGTATGGGAACAAAGGTGCGATAACCAGTGCGTCGCTTGGGCATTGCGTTGCGAGTAAGCTGCGTTATCTGAACCTGCGCATCTTTCTTAATAAGTCTATCGTTAACGTTGAACCTTTTATTAAAATCAGCTACGCGATCTATTACGTTTATCAACGCAAGCTGCGCATTCTGGAATAAAGATTGATAAAATTTATCTTTACCTTTCCCAATCCCGGCCTGTTGAAGAGCAGGCGCGCTTCCAAGATTTTTACTAGGGTCAGCCATATTCTAACTCGTATAATATCCCAAAATAAGATTGAGGGGCTGAGGTATATATATCAAGTCCCCTGTCCGATAGTGAGCATCCGTAGGCTTACCGTTATAGCGTGCGATAATCCACCAGTAAGTGGGGCTCCCATATGCTCTAGAAGCAAGCTTATCCAGACGATCGCCCGGTTGCCAATAAGTCTCTTCAATTGTAAGAGTATTTAGCTGACCGGGTGTCAAAGGACGATTGATGGCTGTAGTGTATTGGCGAATATAAGGCACCCCACGCTCTTCAAACACATTCTCATACAATGGGTTATTATTAATAAAATATTTAACGTTGACGTATCTTCTGCTCATGGTTTCTTACCGCTTAAGACCCCATTCGTCGCGTTGTTGGTGGAGTTTTGAGCAGCCCCCGACGCGTTGCGGGAGGCGCCTGTCGTACGGGTGGTATTCGGTTGGGGAGAAGGCCCGTCAAACTGACTGACGCCTTGTGTATTAAAAGGAAAATTAGGCCCTTGACCGAATATAACATTTCCTCCCTTTCCTATCTCAAATCCCACTCGCTTATCCTTATGCAATATGGTGCCACCTAACGTAATGGTATATCCCTTAGCACTAGCATAAAACCTTAAATCATTTACGTTACTAATTGCCAACTGAACTTCTTTCTCCTCCATTAAACTCGTGACTTTGAACTGATCGGGCGCAAACAATAGCCCATTTCCAAACTGAGATGCCGAACTACCGGCGTTAAAATTATCAGAATATGCAATTCCTTCAAGACTAAATTCCAACAGTGGCGCGCCGGCCATAAAGCCGGTACTGGTACCTTCTAGAGTATCATACACCGGATACATCATTTTGTAAAGATCAGCTAGCTTATGCATATATATATCGACTATTGCCGAGGTCGCCTGATAATACTCGCCGCCTGGCAATGCCTTAAATACGCGCGGTAGGACTTCCGCGAAAATACGCCGCGGATCGTCGGGATCCGGAAGCTTCTTGTCCGTTTCTGTGCCACTCACTAACGCGTTGTACTGGTCCGCTGTGAACTGATCGTCGCCGCCGGGGGTACGTAATATAGCCACGAACTTGCGCACGGTATTTTGATAGGTAAAGATCGGATCCATGCGCCCATAGACCTCAGTTGACGAAAACTTAGGACTCACGTCCATTTCAAAAGAAGATATAACCACTGGCATTATCAATTCTTGGTTGATTCCGATGTGTTTTAATTTAAGAACGCCTGTACTCATTGTTTTTTACCTCCGTCGCTCAGGCGCTACCGGCCGGCCTTTGTAATACTTAGTCCGGAGTTGGTTTTTAGTTTTTCTGTCGTGTCTTTTCTCACGTCGCCTTGTTTGATGAGTCCCTTGGCAATCACCTTGGTGCCTGCTGGGTCCATAACCAGATTGATGACTGTGTCGCCCCCGCCGGCCGCGGCTGTTCCGGGATCTGTGCCCAGCGCGGTCAGCAGGGCAATAATTTGTTGCCCCTGTTGTTGTGTGATGCCCCCCGGGCCCGATTTTCCAGCTGCACCAAGACGACGGCTCTCGGTTGCGCCGGCGGAGTGGACCGTGGTGCCGTCCTCAAGATGATCTACCCCCGTTTGGGTAATCGGAGTAACGTTGCCAAACCTGTCTTCCTTGCTTTCGCCTGCATGCGTTAATGCATCCTGTTCCGCGCGTGGGCCACCGGTGCCCACCTCGAAACTCGGCAACCAATTCCCGCTGGCAATACCACTAATGGTCCCCATAAGGGTGGCGGCTAATGCACCCACCGCAACTCCCGCAGCGAGCAACAAAGGAACCCCAAAGCCCAGAGTTTCTGCGGCATGAAACGCGGCCCAGGCCGCTGCGCCGGCGATCAATAGACCAATCACGACGCCCAAAATAACCCCCAGGCCCTCAAAAATCGCCATTACTGTTTTATACCCCGCCACGAGGCCCATGGCAAACGCAAAAGCCGACTTTGTTGACACGCCTAGGGCCACCATGCCGGCTGTCAGCCCATAAACCGAGGCTGTCATAAGGCCAATTCCAGCAATCATATCACTATCGGCGCCCATATATTCAGCGAGCTTTCCAATGGGGTTCAAGACGAAAAGTAAAATATCAGCTAACACAGCCAACGCATCTACCAAGGGCGCGAATGCTATAGCTAACGTTTGCACCACTTGAGTTAATTTCTCTTGAACTGCTTGAGCTTTTTGAGCTCTGTCTTTCATTTCTTCCATCTTCATATTATGGTCGGCAAACTCAGTAGTGGTCCCTCCGAAAAGCTTCATCGCCGTGCTCATATCATTAATACCCGCGGCAGACATGATCGCCTGTTTCTCGAACCTATTCATATTTTTAAACTGTTGGCCCGACATCTTAATACTCTCGCGCATCGCCTTAATACGCTCTTCTTCTGTGGCATACACCATCTCAATTGCATTAAGATAGGGACCTCCTAAAATAGCATTCAGGCGCCCCACCGCATTTCCGGCGTCTTCAAAAGTATCAAACTGTTTTGCTATGCCCAACAGTTCTTGCATCCCTATGCCCGTCTGCTTGGATTGCTCTTCTAACCCCTCAAATACCTCTAACATGTCGTCGCCATATTTCATCAGTTCGCCGGCTGCTTGCTGAAAATCTTCAGCAATAATCTTAGGGGGCATTTTTAATGATTCCGAAATACCCATTAGTTGAGTACCCAGTTCTTCTAACTGTTCTGCATCATACCCAAGCCCTTTAGAAAAAGTGTTAAATATGTCGGCTGTTGTTTCTGCAGAAATGCCAAATTCCCCCATAAGGGCAGTCACCTGGAGGATCTGTTGAGACTGCTTCCGACTCATTGAAGTAAAGGAGGCCATCCCGCTTACCAATGCGTTCTGTGCGGCGAAGGCTTCTGTTAAAGTTACACCATATGCTAGATTCGCCCTTTGAACATTGACAACAGCTTGTTCCTGCTCGTGGAATCCATCGCCAACGAGGCCCGTGCTTTTGCGGAAGTTTGCAGCTGCTGTATCAAACTCTTTCATGAAAGCGATGGTGGATTCAAAAACTTTCATCAGCACCGAAAGTCCGATATTTTTAGGACTAAAAGTGGCCTTCATGGTTTTCCCTATTTGGCCAAAAGCTTTACCAAAACCTCCCGTGGCTTGTTTGGATTTTATTATGCTGCCTAAAAATGAGTTACTTTGATCCGTAACTCCAGTAAAGGTCTTTAAAAAGCTCTTTGTACTGGCCTGCAAACTTTCATTAGAATCGCCAATATCTTGTTCGATATCTCGGCGTTCATGGAGAGAAGGAAGAGAATCTTCGGCCGCTTTCTTATTCTTAACCAATTGGCGCCCCAATTTAATATTGGCTTTTTGTTGACCTTGCGTTTCTGTGCGAGAGGCTTTGAGGGTATCAAGCTCTTCGTTCAGTTTTTTCTGGCGCTCTTTGTTGCCTTCGGCCCAAGCGGCCCCGATCTTAGCGTCGAGGTCTTTTTCTTTCTCGCGGATTTGGTTGAGTTTTTCTGCCAAATCAGCGCGCTGGGTTTCTTGCATGAGCTTCGCTTGCTCAAACTCGTTTATTGTTTGGTTGGCTTCTTTAATTTTGGTGTTATAGATTTCAATTTCGGCGCGCTGCATTTTATTATTTTGTGCAATAACTTCACCTAAATCTTTTTCTAATGTAAGACGTTTATTAAGCGCTTCTACATAGCGCTCCGCATTTGCGAGTTGATCTTTATAATATTTGGCATTTTTCTCAATATAAATACCATGTTCTTTTAAAAGCTTTGTATGTTCTTCAGTGAGCTGCGCGCCTTCTTTCTGGTATTTGATAGCTTGTCTTAAAAGCTTTGTTTCCCGGGCACGTGATGCTGCATCATCGGTAGGCATAGAAGTAATCCTTAATTAAACGGCCACTTAATGCCAGTTTCGCGCTCAAAATTAGCTACCGCAGTGCTGAGCTCCGCTTTAGAATTAAAAGAGCGAGGGTCGTTCAAGCCATGGTTAAGAAAAGTTTGCATATACTTTTTTTCTTTTCCAAGAGCCTCTCCAAACGCAGCCACTTGGGAGGGAGTGCCGCGGACGGAGTATTTACTCGTAAACGGACCGGTGTCACCACGAAACATGGCTTTTAAAAACATTTCAATCGCGCCGCCAAACATGGCAAGCCAACTCTCATTAAGAAGTCCCTCTTTGGTCGCGTTCAAATTAATGATAATTGGTTGCAGTTCGCTAGACATAGTTCACCCCTACAGATATATAGTAATTAGTTCGGAATTACAACAAGGCGCCTATTTGCGAGGCTTTACTGATGGTGGTGCCGGAGCAGAGGGAGGAGCGTTCCCGCGACCAAGAGTAGTAGAGGCACTAGCGCCCGATTTTCCCTTAGACGCGTTCTTTGCAGCTTCAGCTTCTTCCTCTTTCTGCCGCATTAAACGCTTTACAAACCACTCCCGTAGTTTAACGGGGAGATTATACGCTTCCATGAGCCCCCAGCCCCCATGATATTTTAGAAAGAAAAATTGTTCGTAAACGTTTTCGCTATACGCGGGCGTCAGGCCAAAAAAATTGTATTGTAAAGGGAAATATGATGTCGTCTTCGTAACCGCATTCGTTACAGACAACCTCCTTTCGCAGGTTAACAGAGGGGGAGACTTTTTCATATACGTCCCTCAAAAATCGTGAATCTCTGAGCGGGAGAGAATCCACATAGCGAGCAATAAGCTCTCGTTCCTGATGGCCCATAACCGATACCAACATAAACCTGAGTTGATCTGTTATTAGCTGATCATCTAACTTTTTCTTTTTACGTTTTTCCGCCAAGTCTAAAAGGGTGCGCTCGTCGTGGCCATTTAAAAGACGAAATTCCACTTCAACCGGTGAATTCGGGACATCTACTTTAAAAGTTCCTGCGCGATCCGACAATGTCACCCCCAGTTCATCTAACTCTTCTAAAGTCAGCGGACTCGTCGTTACGGCTTCTTCTAGATTATACTCATATGTGTCTGTGGTGCCACAGTCATGGCAGATAATTTTTGCACTGTAATCGTGGCCGTAGCCCGAGGCGCGCGCGGCAATCAAGATAGCATTTCGATCAGCCACCAATAAGTCGCGGGAACGAATCTTTTTATCAACCAATAAGTTTTCAATCAATCTATCCAATACAAGTCCCTTCTCAATCAAAGACCGAGAACTTAATAAGTCCTCTTCTTTGGCAGTCATGTATTTGATCTCAATTGATTCCGCGTTATGAAGGGGATGTTTTTCAGGATAATACAATCCCTGGCTCGGAAGTGCAACAAACTCCGTTGGAACAATAAATGATAACGGATCTGATTGCAATTCGGGGGAAGTTTCTGGAACTGTGGGGGCGTCTGGGTGTGGTGCGCCCAAACGCTCTGGATTATTTCTACGTGCCAATATGCACCTCTCTTTCAGATATAATTATATCACCAAATAAGTTTTATTTAAATTAATATTAACGACATCGACGCTATATTATGCGTTGGGGTCGTAATACCCGCGCGAATTACTCCAGCGAAGGCCCCCTTCATTAATGACTCGCTCGCCAGTCTCGGGATCTGTGTGAGATGGGGGCACACACGAATTACCGATGCAATTAGGGTTACTTCCCATGCCGGGGGGATCCGGCTCTCCTGGCGTTGAACCTGCTGGATCTGAATTAGTGTTGCTGGCGCCGTTGCCACTCTGGTACTGGTCGTCACCACCAAGCTGACCACCAAGAGACTCTTGGGTAGCCTGATCGGCTAGCGAGCCTCCGGAGCCTTGGCCTGGTTGCTGCTCCAGCAATGCGTCAGTGCGGCCATATGCCTCGTCCACTTGATCTTGAGTCATGCCGCCGGGACCGGGGACAATCTCGTCATTATCCCAGTCGTCGCCGCTGAGCATGTCAAGATCCTGGGGATCTGCGGAGCTTTCGCTGGTCGGACCATCCATCGTAGCATAGTCAGCAAACTCGTCATCGATGTCATACCTATCCGAAATCTCCTGCATCGGAGAAGACGGACCCACGATCTGTTGCTGCTGCTCTGGCGTGAGCCCTGGCTCGTATGGTTCGCCCGACGGCGCGAACTGAGCCAACTCCCGCTCTTCGGGCGTCATGGCAAGAATATCGGCAGGATCTTGGCCAGAGGCCGCCAGCCGCTCGGCGACGGCCCGGTCTTCATCAGACATATTCTGAATCTGCTGGGTGGTCTCAAAGTCCTCGTTAAACTCTTGCACTTCGGGGCTCTCGGCCCGGGCATGTTCACCCGCGACGTCCAAGTCTAAGGCCGCCATATCGCGCTCTTCGGGCGTCATGGCAAGAATATCGGCAGGATCTTGGCCGGAGGCCGCCAACTGCTGCGCATTGGCTCGGTCTTCATCAGACATATTCTGGATATCCTGGGTGTTCTGAAAGTCCTCGTTAAACTCTTGCACTTCGGGGCTCTCGGCCCGGGCCTGTTCGGCTGCGGCATCGGCTGCAGCCTTTGCGGCTGCCTCCTCTTCTGCGGCTTTAGCTGCTGCCTCTTCGGCAATCTGTTGAGCCTTGGTTTTAAGCAACGGTTCCAGCATGCCTGGACGTTTGTCTGGGGCCGTGCCATCAGCCTTCCCCATCACCTTATCAACTTTCTTATCGCGGGCGCCTAGGCGTTTTGCCGTCCGGTCGCTGATAGATCTTCGCAGCTTCGCCTTCGCCTCGTTCGCAAAGGGCTTTTGTTCACCTTCGGCATCAACACCAAGAGCGTCAGATTTAACAAAGAAGTTGGGGTACCTTGCATAAGTATCAGCCAAATTCCATGCTAAATTGCGTGCATTAACACCGGGCCCGGGGACCCCGACCGTATAGTTGGCCGGGTCGGTGTCCTTGTCGTCGCGAGTCAGGCGCTTCGATTTCTGACTAACATAAGCTTCATAACTATAGCCCGAGAAAGCAGATCCGGCTGGCCTCAATGTTAAGGTAGTCATTAGAAATGAACTCCCTTCATACGAGTATTCTCCAAAGGCGATATTAGTAACGTACGGCTGCAAAATTTTATGGATTCCAATAGGAACTGCATCCATAAACTCTGGTGGACTGAGTGCCGGTATTCCGGTATACGGATCTGGACGCGCTCCCATATCTAGAATGGTAAGAATGCGTGAGGCCTTAGGAAGGACCTCTCCCCAAATGGCCTCAGGAAACAGAGGAACCGCAAGGCCGCCGTCGGAAAGGTTGTTTTTCTGAGCTAGCTGAAATACCAAATTCATAGAAAAATGTAAATCATCCCTAACGGTGCTCACCAAAGTTATGGTTGCGTCATTTAATTTAGCGGTGGCGTCTCTGATTTGAGCAAAGGTCTCCTTACCGCCTGAGATCATGCCGTCAGGAACATTGCTTCCATAACTAGGTGGAGTAAAAGAAGCTACAATATAAGTTTGAGGGCGAACCTTGAGATACTTGGCGACCAACGCCTTACGCGTTTTCTCGGATCTAACCCTAAGGCGCTTGCGACCAGAAGTGTTAGAACTGGGCGATTTCTCTTTTTTCGACGCGTCGGATGGCTTCTCACCAAGACTCTTTTTCCTTCGTCTTTTGGCGGCATTGCGGAACCTGTCGCGGATGTTCTGTTGAGTAGCTCCGGAGGAGCCCGCAGTCACGGTCCCTTTGGGATTCAGTATCTTTTTTAGTGCTCTGGTGTCATAAACCCCGCTGCCCTCCGCGGGCATATAAACAGGGAAAGAACATAAAAATCTATGTTGCTGTTTGGGCTCTAACCAATAATCCGACCAGTCGGACTGAACATCTGTGGGATAGTCTATACCCGGAATAGACGCGTTTGCTCTCGTGGCAACGGAAACGTAGTTTGACTTGGCGGTGGCCATTTACTAGCCTCCGAATACGTATTCAGCCCAGTCGTATCGCAATCCTATATCTACAGTCAATAATGCCTCATCGGAATAGTCCAAGGTTCCATAAGCTATGGAAGTAACCCACGGATTCTTCAAGATATGCGTACCCAAAACAATACCATCACCGTTGAGTTCAGAAACCCTCACGGCATCTCCGATAGCGCGTACGGCGCCGGCCTTATTGACAGTTGCTGCATCTGAGGCCACCACAGAGGAGTTGGTGGACACTTGATTTGGCATACGATACCCCGATGCCAGCAGAACGGCCTGCAACTCAGCATCCATATCAGGATCCGACGAATTCACAAACTGCATGGTCACATCACTCCACGTGACGCGGCCAGGGTAGTAAAACGTTTTATCCAAGAATTGATGTTCCGTCACGCCGATAGTATAACCGGGCTTCGTAAAAGTTCTTGCAAAAATCTGCGAAGGTACGTTGCCGGGTAAATCGAAGGTCACCAAAAAGCGATGTGAGCGTTTCGGTTCTGCTAAGGGGTTGTCCCAAAATAATGCCATTTTAAATTCCTCTGTTTAAATTAAATAGTGGGAGGGAACAAATCCCTCCGCTCCTTATTAAAATTCTACTCCACTCCTTGTAATCACGAAATCTAGTGCAATAAATTCAATAGCTCTAGTAGGCTTAAGCAGAATCTTCGCATACATAATATTTCTGTCAACCAAATCCGGCGTTGTAGTGTTCGCATCCAGAATCACCCGATAGTCCGAGAGCCCGAAACGTTGCTGAATTGAGCTTAAGAACGGATCCACGCGATTAATGAAACGATTCCATGTAATCTGAACATTGGGATCAAACAAGATACCGTTGGAAATGATAGTAATCTGCTTTCGCAAGTAAATCATCAGGCGCCTCACGTTGATACGATCCAGCGCAGAAGGAGTAGCTTGTAAAGTCTTCTGTCCGAAAACTACAATTCCTTCTGACGGGAACGAGGCAATGGGGTTGATATTCACCTCATAAAGATTGTCTCTTTGTTTGGCCGTAAGCTTCTCCACCACATTGATAACGCTCAAACCCGCGTTGCCATTATTAAGGCCACCTCGATTAAAACCAGCCGGGGCGAACCAAAGTTCTGCTCTAGCCGCAGAGCTAGCCATCACGCCAAGGGCCACCGTAGATGGCGGTACCCATACGCGCGTGGACGCAACCGTATCGTTAATCTGCACCCACGGATAGTATGCACATCCATAACTGGTGTTAAGATCGCGGTTTTGAATACTAGTAACAGTATTCGCGCTGGAGCCGCGGCGACTATTGAAAGCAACAGGGCCCGCGGAACTACCTTCGGTAACCGGCTGAAAGCCGCTTTCCAAATCAATAATTGCCAGGGTATCCTTTCGTTCCTCTGCCATGGACATAAGCTTGTTAGTAGTCTGCCGATCGGAAATACCCGGAATCGCGGCCATATTGATGTTAATCTGGTCCACGTCCGAAACAGAATCAATTGCCTTAACCAAAGTATAATACATTGGGTAATCCTTTGTAGACTTCGCATCGTTGGTGGCGCCCAAAGCGCGAGCATCATTGAAAGGATTTCTTTCCAGAATATCAAAGCCATCAAAGCCACCGTATAAGGGAAGCGTAAAGCGATCGTAGCCTCGGTCCAGAATACCAGTATAGGAGCCCGACACTGCCGTACAGGCGGTACCAGCACGGCGGCCGCCTTGTGGCGTACCGCGGTAAACCGCATTAGATGACGCGTCACTCACGGAGGTGCCTCCAGCAATAGTGTCAAAGTAGAGGCCCAAGTCTGAGCCACTGTGTGTTGCGGTACCTGCCGCAGCACTGTATACAAGATCATCCATCGAGAAGCCCGGAGATAAAATTAGGCTGCCAGCAGCCAGACCTTCAGGTTGACGGGCAATAACATCAAGTACGCTACCATCAAAAACTAGGGTGCCGCCGGCTTGATTGGTAGTCATACCAAAGAATGCATTCTTTATGTCCATCAAGCGGCCATCCGCGGACGAAGCGCGCATTGGCAATACAGGCATTACACTGGAGAAGGCGCTGAAACGAGACTCCGCGCCGTTGGCCCATTGTACAACTGTTACGTTAGCGTCGGACTCGGTAATTGTAGTATTTCCATCGGAGCCGCCTTCGACTTGTGTCAAAGTGAGCTCTCCGGGGACGTCGGACGTCACTGTGATTGTTCCCAGGTGGCCGTTCGCAGATTCAATGCAGGCAGCTAGAGATGCTGCTATTGCTGTGGCGCCGCCAGAGGCGCGTGCGAATTCAGGGGGCTCGGCCGTTAAATCTTCTGTTGTGGCGGCAGTATATGCCACACTGCGGCCATCGGTTGCAACTATTGTGATCGTCTCGGCGGCGCCGACGGAGCCGGCGATGGTTATTGTTGCAGTTGCGCTGGTTAGACCACCGATCTGCACTTGCGAGGTCGAATCTGCCGGGATGGAACCGATGGCTGGGAGGGCTCCTGCCGGAATACTTCCAGTACCGGCGGCCTCGCCGACAACAGACCTGCTGACGCCACCGGTGCCGAGGAGGCTATAGTCTTCAATGGTGCTCCCGCTAACCGCAGTAAAGCCGCGCCAGGTTGGCACACCCTTAAATCCAAAAGGAATCAGGGCTGCTTCTTGACCGCCGGCCTCTACCAAGTCCGTGCACTCAACGCGCACATACTTGGACCGAACATCGTACTGTCCATCAACGTTCCATTTCTTGTTAACGGTATCCCAACTAAAGCTGCGATCACCGATGCGCTTACTGATAAAGTTATTGGAGGTAGGATCCAGATTCAAATTATTGAACTGTTCAAGGATGACCGGATTTTCATCCGTGTCCTGCATTCCCCGAATAAGAAGGCTAAAAGAACCATAAGGCTCAAATTGAGCGTTAGGGGATGCCTTAATATCTGAAATAGAAACCTTGTAATTCTTTTGACTATACTCCACTCCTTCACGCGCATGAACTCGGAAAAGAGGCTCCACTGTGCTATTAACGTCAAAGCTAGCAGAATTATCTGAGAGATCCTGACCGACGATCCATGGTGTAGAAGGAACTTTGTAGTTGGTGCGGAAATTGCCTCCCCATCCAGTTGTACCATCGGAGCCGCTATTCAGAGCCAGAATACAAGCAACGGTGCCCGAAAAGTTCGTACGAGTAAGCGCTTGTTGGTCATCAAAAGTAGTCACAAAATTGACTACTGCGTTCTCATACGACTGTCCTAAGAAATAATCTTGTAAGTTTGCAGTCGCGGTGACTGTATCATTAAGAAGGGTTGGATTGGTATTAAAAACTTTTCGAATATAGCGACCAGATTTGGGATTAAAATTAAATGTGGTCTCCTGGACACCCTGCCGGCTTCCAGATATCCGAACCCGGAATTCCTGATTGGTGGAGGCTCCGACAGTCGAGGGCCTGATCGTTGTTGCGGCCATAGCGCCGTTTACACTGAGGCCTTCAACGGTGCCGCTTAATGTTATAGTAGGACCGCCCGTGGTGCCGGTGCCTGCTGAGCCTGTGGTATAGAAAATGGCCGCAAGCATCCCTTCGGCCATCGTGCCGACGGAGCCGTCGCCCATAATAAAAAGGCCATAGGCGCCGCCTTCGTTGGACTTCGAAACGGTGGGAACTTGCCAACCAGCTTCTCCGCCGGAGTTTTTCTGAGGATCCTGGTCGCCCACCAAACGAACATATGTAAGAGGAGCTCCATTTGTAAGATAAGCTTGTGCGGCGTACGCGCCATACATGGGGTTAGACTTGTTGCCGTTTCTCCATGGATCGTTGTTACGGGCACTTCCCGGTTCGGGAGCACCAAATAAAT